ATACAGGCATCTGAAGTTGCTACATACAACGATGCAGTTGATAACGTAGAGAAGTACGCACAGCAAGCTGGTGCATTTATGGCGGCGGCAAACAACAGTGATCTAACTGCTTCTATAGACAGCTACACAGCCACTAATAATTTAGTCGCTGGTAACTACACAGCCATCACGTACACACAGAATGTAGATGAGTTTGTTATCACATGGTCTGGCAATGGTACTGGTTGGTCTGGCTATCTAACAGATGACATGAAGGATGCTACAGCCATCTATGGTGCGAACACCTACATGCAACAACATGGAACACCAATCAAGGACATGTAATCAATGGAAGACACAGAACTAAAGGTTGGCGGCTTCACCTTCAAAGGGTGGTACATAGCGGCGGCCTTGCCAATACTGTCTGCAATCAGCGGCGGTATCTACTATGGGTATGACACCCTCAATCGCTTTTATGCGGTAGAGACTGGAATTGATCTTGTGACGACTGAAGCTGACATGTTCAACGTCAGAGCCACAGATTTCAACTCACGCATACAGGCACTGGAACAGGCGGTACAGGATAATGATGTTAGAGGTCTTAACACGCGGCTATCGACGATTAGTACGCAAATGCAAACAATACTGGAGCAACAGAAAGAACTTCTGGACTTACGTTCTAAAGTTGAAAAGTCGAGTACAATCACGGATCAGATCGGCGATAAGCTGGATGTCTACCAGACTGAGATAGACGACATCTGGAAGGCTTATGACAGCCTTGCCAGCAATCCATTAAACTAAGGATTACACATGATACAATCATTGATAAGCCCTGTCGCTGGGCTACTAGATAAATTTATTCCTGATAAAGACCAAGCGGCGGCTCTCGCTCATGAGATAGCAACGATGTCCGAGAAACATGCCCAAGAACTGTCACTCGCACAGTTAGCAGTCAACAAAGAGGAAGCTAAAGGTAACTGGTTTCAGTCTTCTTGGCGACCAGCTGTTGCATGGATTTGTGTCCTTGGTATGGCAGTAAACTTCCTAATCTCGCCCCTACTTGCTCCACTTGGAGTAGTTGTTCCACAGGCTGATACATCTGTGATGATGCCAGTGTTGATGGGAATGCTCGGTCTTGGCGGTTTACGTTCATTCGAGAAGGTTAAAAAGGTGAACAAATGAAGAGTAACTTTGATAAGTGTCTAGCGATGCTTTTGGAACATGAGGGCGGCTTCACGGCAGATAAACGTGACAAAGGTAATGCTGGTGATGGACATGGGAACCAAGGCTCAACAATGCTTGGTGTCACCTCAAGGGTATACGCTGACTGGACTGGAGAGCCAGCACCAATAGAAGTCATGAAGGCACTTACGCCTGACGATGTTGCTCCCATCTACAAGAAGAACTACTGGGATCGAGTTAAAGGCGACCAACTGCCATCTGGTGTAGACTGGTGTGCATTTGACTGGGCTGTGAACAGTGGTTCGGGTCGCCCTGCCAAGGCTATCCAAAGAGCAGTAGGTGCTACCCAAGATGGAGCCATAGGTAATCAGACGCTTGGCTTAGTTGCTGAGAAAGACCCTAAGTTTATCATCGACTACGTCTACACAGTCAGACAGGCATTCTATGAGAGCCTAGATGACTACAAGCACTTCGGTAGAGGCTGGAGCAGAAGAAACACTGAGACACTTCATCAGGCTATGGAAATGGCAGAAGAATGATAGAATATCGGGGAGAGAAGTTCTCAGGATACAACAAGCCCAAACGTACACCTAACCACCCTACAAAGTCTCATGTCGTCTTAGCCAAAGAAGGCACTAAGATAAAGATGATACGCTTTGGACAACAGGGAGCCAAGACAGCTGGTAAACCTAAAGCTGGTGAGTCCTCTAAGATGAAAAAGAAACGTGCAAGTTTTAAAGCAAGGCATGGAAAGAACATCAAAAGAGGCAAAATGTCAGCGGCTTATTGGGCTAATCGTACTAAATGGTAGCTATAATGACAAAAAACACAGATCGTCCGACATAAGACAGCGATCTGTGTTTTTTGGTGGATATTGTAGTAATTTTAGTATATAATACCATAGTTACTGAGGTAACAACGGAGAGCAGTAGCTAGACATCCTTGAGATGACTTCCCTGCTCTCCACCCACCTTCACTTTACTTGAGTTATATAAACGCCATCATGGGCATCTAATGATGCCATTAGGTCTAATACTTGTTTGTAGTTGATGGCAATTAGTTGGAACTCATTAAGTTCATCAGAGAACTGTCTAATGAAACATGTGCCATCATCTTCAAGATACATTTCTACATCTTCAAATTTACCATCGGCATCTATAGATACAACCTTAACATAGTCTGACTCTATTTCGACTGTGAACATGAGAAATACTTATCCCCCTGCTCAATTGGTATTTCTACTGTCATCCTTCGCATCCCACACTGAGGGCATTGTCGTTGCCTTCTTTTACTTGGGTAGCCATATTTGAAGTGGGGGATGGTCTCGATTACTTTAGTCTTCACCATGCACTTCGGACAATGGGTTACACTATCTTTCATCACTGCTCTCTTTCCTTGCCCAAGGTCTCTGGGCTTTCTGTCTGCCACCATTGGAACCACTAACCTGACGTGCTCTATGCCAGTCCCAGTTGTCTCCAAATGCGTAGCTGTTGATTCTGAATGTCTCACGCATCCTTTTGTTTTCAATATCTGCCACAGACTTGTGCTGTAGCAACAACAGTTCTTCTCTGTTCATGTGCCTCTCCTTAGTTATTTTTAGATGTCTACAAGTTCGCAAGTGCCACCAGTGCAAGCTAATGTCTGTGAGCCTTTAGTTGTGTCCTCAGATTCATAGTCTGACAGCTTTGACCAGTCGATTGCATCAGGCATGGCAAACAGTGCGGCTTCATACTGCTCTTCGCTGATGTCTTGATAAGGTGCTTGTGCATACGTGTGATCAAACCTCGGTAAAAAGCTGACACCAGACATCTCATCGAAATACTGGTAGACAAACGCACCTACTTCTGCCCATTCGTCATCTCCAACTGATACAGTCACTGATGGCTTATGGTCTGTGTAGTGTCTCTGGTACGTCAGCCACATCTCCAGCTGTTCAATCGCTGTCATGTCGTGACGAGTGACTGAGCCTTCTGGTGACTTCATAGGGAAGCTAAAGACAGTTGTAGTAGCTGGCTTCATGACACAAGGTTCTGATGGTATACCTTGGTCTGCTAGGAAGTGTGTCAGTGGGTCTTTATTGTCGCCACGGACTGTTCTGATGTAGTAGTCAGAGTGCCTCGCATGTATTCCAGAACTGGATGATGTCAGCTGTGATACAGTGCCACTTGGTTTGCAACAAGTTATAGAAGCTGACCTGTTGATACCTAATTCATCTGCAAAGTAGTTGTTAGTTTCTCTAGCAACCCTACGCCATGTATCTAGCCTATCCTCAAGTCCCTCTTCTCTACCATTAGTCAGCGTACAGTCCATTATACCTGTCATAGACACACCTAAGAGTGCCTCACGTTCTGTGTTGTCTTTCCAACAGTCACGTAAGTACGGAAAGTGAGTTAAGGTTGCTTGGATAGTACCTAAGATAGTCGCAAGTCTTATCTTGTTTGAGATGTCAGCTTCAGTATCTGTAGCCCTAATGACAGCTTCTGTAAGATTGCAGAACTGACCACCAGTGCCTACGATGCCTCTTGTCTTTGTTTCACCAGTCTCAGGGTCTTCATATTCCTCAAGCTGTTGTCCAAGTAACACTATCTCACTGCAAGGATTCGTCCCAAACTCCCACATGTGATCTCTAGTCCCATCGCGTTTAGCTTTGTCTCTAGCCGCCTGTCTATTGAAGATACCACGCTCACCAGAACCTGATGCCGCTAATGACGCCCACTCGTTCATGAAGTCTACACCGCTGGGCTTGCTTTCGAAGGCCACAGAGTTATTAGCGAGTGCATGGTGTGGGTTGTCGATGTACCACTCGCCACTCTTTGCAGTACGCATTTCGTCATCCGATAGATCACTTAGGCTGATCATCGCTGACCTACGCACTCCGCCTACCACAACAATCGACCCGATCATGCACATTATACTGTGGACATCTAAAGACGACAGCTTGCTACCCTGCTTTTTCTTGAAGGTGTCTATGGTGTGTTCAAACAGTTCAACTAATGGTTCAGCACCAGATGCCCTACCACCAAATGTCTCTAAACGTGCACCAGCTGGTCTAACATTAGATACATCCCATGTCGGTATGTTGCCGTGGTTGTATAGTTCTTCAATGAGTTCTCTATATGCCTTCGCCCAGCCTTCTTTGCTGTCTTCTACAGTAATCCTGTAGTCACCAGCTGTTAGCGTAGGTACGTCTGGTAGGCTATCGACATACTTCTTTTCGACAGAGAAGCCGACACCTGTTCCACACAGTAGGATAAACAGGACTTCATCGAAGCATCTCATGTGATCTATAGGTGTATAGGAGCAGTTGTATCCAGCTGTGTTGTCTCTTGATAATGCCTTACCAGCTGTCATGAGTGCTCTCATGGATGGCATTACTTCTAGGTTTAATATTGCTTGCTCAATCTCATTGGCAATCTCACGGCTCACACGTGACTTCACCACGTTGTCCATGTATCGGCTGACAGTCTCAGTCCAGCTCTCTCGTCTTCCTTCATCTTCTATCCATCTGGCATAGCGGCTGGTGTGTATGAAGGCTTGGTAGTCAGTAGGCAGTAGGTTGTTCATAGTGTTTCTTCTTTTTCTTCAATGAGTGAAATGAGTCGATCCAAGTACCAGCGGCACTTCTTTAGGTCTTCGACGGGTTTTTTCTTGTAAGGCCAACGCCACAGGTACTTGAAAGCATTCTGCCATAGGTACGCATTGTGACCCCAGACCATTGCTCCATCAGCCATCGCTTGCATTGCATCGATGCACTCGATTGAACCTGAGTTGTAATGAGGCGGCTTGTTTACGGCATCTTCTATCTTGTCGGTGTCCATAGTATGACCTCACC